GATGTCCGGGGGCGGAGGGGGCGGGGGAGGAGTGAGCATCAACTGCACCTGCGCCAGGATCATCGCGTCGGTGATGACGGCAGGATCAGCGCCTGGAGCGGGGTTGTCGGTGTTCTGGGCGTACTCGTACGCCTCCGCCCAGCCTGGAGCCGAGGCCCACCAGTAGGAGTTGCTGTACGCCCAGTTCTCGGAGCCGTTGGCGGCTGGGCCGTTCTGCTCCTTGGCGTAGGCGGCAGCCACACGGGACCGCACGTTGGGGTCAGCAGCCACCTGGCTGATGACGAGGTAGGTGTCGGGCATCTTTCTTCTCCTTAGATCGAACCGGGCAGGGCATAGGCGGGAGCGGGGCTGATGAGAGTACCTGGCAGGCTAGTGGGGATCGGGCCGCACCCGTGAGCCACCACGTTCGTCCTGTACGCCATCCCAGCGAACCCCGTTTCTAAGTACAGATCACCATTGCTGAACAGCGCGTGCATGGCGGTCGGTGCGCCCGAGCAGGCAGGCTGTCGTTGGTCGTTGCCCGCCGTCGGATAGAACCCTGCTGGCAAAGTCGCAATCGCACCTGCGACCCACCCAGCCACGACCGAGAAGCCGCAGAGCAACGTGACTTGATCGTTGACCCGCCGCACCTTCATGCCCTCGTAGGCGGTCGAAACCCCAGCGTTCAGAAGCGATACACAGTTCCGCCACCCGCTGTCGTAGTGGACGGTCTGCCACCTGGCCTTCGGCCCGTCGTACACCTGCACCAGCACATCGTCCACGTTCGGGTGGGTGATCAGCACCGTGCCAGGCTCGGTCGTCCCCGCCAGTTCAGCGGACACCTGCGCGACCTCGGCGTCAGTCAACACCCTGTCGAAGATCGCACCATTGGCGAACTCCATGTCAGAGCGGTACACCAGTGCGTTGTCGATGAGGTCGGCAGCGATCACAGCCGTGTCGCGTCCACGCACGACGCCGTTGACGAGCACCTCAAGTGCCGCCCCGCTCCACCTGACGGCGAGGACAAGACGCCCCAGCACGCCGCTGCTAACCGCCGAGACGTTGCTGTTGTCGTCGCCGTCCTTGATGATCGCCGCGTAAGTGTAGCCGCCGTCGCCCTGCGCGGCTTGCAGCCCGTTGCTGTAATCGCCCCAGGGTTGATGGCCGAACGCATACTCGTTGGAGGCGCCCCACCCCTGCATGGTCGTGATGATCGTCCCGTAGCGGATGCGGGGCAGGGCAGCGGTGATGAGCGTCTGGGCATTCGACAGCAGCAGAGGCCTGTCCACCACCGCCAACTTCATGCCCGAGGCGGGACGGGAGATCACCCAGTCGCCGCCCAGACCGCTGGGGTTCTTGATCTTGGAGTAGTCGGCAGACACGTTGCGGGGGTCCATCACGGCGACCTCGACACCATCGTTGCGAATGACGACGCGGTACACGTTGTACTTGAACGTCGCGGCCATCCCGAGGAACGGGTAGAGCGAGGTGGGTGGTAGGTGGTTCGCAGTAGCGACCCAGTTCCCGTTGGCGAACGCCGACCCGTTTAGTAGCACCGTGTACGTCGTGGTGGTCAGGGTCACTTTCCACTTGTTGCGCCCGTTCACCTGTGCGCCGATGTTCACCTGCTGGCTGCCCATGCTGACATACATGTTCGTGCCGTTACCCTCAAACCCACCGTTCCAGTAGCCCTCACCGCCAAAGAAGAAGTTCTTCCCCGCGAACGACTCAAAATCAACCTCCCACTCGACACTGGCCGTCCAGTCAGCAGTGTTGATGTATGCGGTATTGACGCCAGGCTGATCTGTCGGGATATGGATGTAGTCTTCGCCGCTCCACGGCAGCACCACAGGAGCAGCAGCCCCAGCCCCGAACATGGCATCGCGGCCATTGCCGGAGAGGTCGACCAGGCGGTCCCCCATGTAGCCGACCGCACCGGCGTCCACCCACCAGGAGGCTTCCTTGAGCAACTCGCTTTTACGCTCGTAAAGCAGGTCGTTGGTGTCCTCGTACTCGACGAGCGGGATTCCGCCCGGCTCCTCATCGGTGTCCAGCCACAGCGGGTAGCCATCGGGATGAACAGAGGTGTCTGGTGGGGCGGGCTGCACGAACAGCGTGGTCGGCTCACCAGCGGGCAGTTCAAAATCGAGGACCGCCCTGCCGGGAAGGGGATCGACGTCGGTGACCTTCGCGGGTGACCCCGGAGGAGCCGTCGTTGTGGTCCCTACGACGACCTCGCCCTGATCCCCCTTGTCGCCCTTGTTGCCTTTCGGCCCTGGGGCAACAGGGAGCCAGGTGACGCCATCGTCAGGGGTGTACTTGAGGACCGCCATCCCTTTTTCCCTTCCTAGCCGATCACCATCATTCCCGAGGCGCACCCCCTGTGTCGGGCCATACGACTCCTAGGGCGCAGCCGTGGGCCAGGGATCGTCGGTCAACCACGTCTGCTTGCCGGGGAGGATGTTCGAGGTCGCGGTGCTCCCCTCAAAAATCACTCCGTACGGATCCAGGGGATGGTCTTGACGGATGTATTGAATATCGGTGGGTGCTGAGGTCCACGCCAGCATCGGATAGTTGCTGTACCTCCCAAACCTCCACCCGCTCTGGAGATGGAACGGCGTTCTCGGATTCGCTCCTGGGGTGGCCGGGAAGAACAGCAGGTAGGAGAGGTCGAGATGGACCTCGTTCCCGATCCTCCTCAGGAACGGGCCATAGGAAGGATCTCCGCTGACCCAGTTGTTCTCCAACTTCCCATGGAGGTTCTGCCAGTCGGTGTCGCTCTCCGGTGCCACGACCCACTGCGTGCCATCCCAGAGGGCCACACAGAGCCCGAGGCCGGAGGTGACGTGGACCCTCTGCCCCTGCCAGTCCCCGACGAGCGGGAGGTCGGACCACAGTTCCTGGACGCCCCACGGGGCTGCTCCGGCATCCACGGCATCGGTGTCCACCCACAGCGGGTCGAACGACGGGGGGAGGATGAGATCGGGCTGCTCCGGCTGGTAGTAGACGCCGGTCGGGGGGCCGGTGGGACCGGTCGGTCCCGTAGGCCCTGTGGGGCCTGGGACCGGGAAGGTCAGTTCCACGTTGTCGGTCGGGATCAGGTCGTTGAGGTCGCCGCCCTCGATGGGGAGGTTGACGTTGTACGTCTTGTTGCGCCAGTTCCCGACGATCTGCTCTTTGATCGTGTACAGGACCGATCCCTCGACCTCCCATCCGGGGTCATCGGATGGGATGAGTTCGACGGACATGTGCCCGTCGACCACCGGGAGCCTCAGGGTGTTGTCCATGATGATGGTGGCGTTGTGCGGGGCACGGGTCGCCGGGGTGATGTAGACAGCGCCGTACAGTCTCGCGCCGTTGGCATCGAAGTAACTGGCTGTGTAGGTCGCCACAGCCCCAATACTGCCGGACTGAGGCCCTCCGATCAGGCTCTACAGGCGTGCGTACAGCAGCCCCAGGTCTTCGAGCCGCTCGGCAACCTCCTTGGGGACGCGGTACTTGCCGCCCGCCTTGAAGTTGTAGGTGTTGCCGTGCCCGTAGGTCATGTTCTCGACGTCCTCGGCCAGACGGACGACGATGGAGCCGTCCCCCATCGTGATGCCGACCTCGACCACCTCGTCCAGGATGGTCGGGCTGTTCGGGGTGACGGTCACGTCGTGGACGGTCTCCTCGAACTCCTGCTCCTGAGCAGCGGTCATCATGGCCATCTCCTCGTTCCGCAACTTCTGATCCGCCTGCGCCTGCGCAGCGAGTTCCGCCGCCTGGCGACCGGTGAAGTCGTTGGACTTCTTCGTGCGGGAGGGTGCCACCATGTTCGTCTCCTTTGAAGGGGTACGATGCCGATCCTAGTGCCAGCACCCCGCAGGATAGTAGCGGATGGCCCAGTGGGAAACTCGTCCACATGAGCATGAGCATTGAGACAAGACGATTGCTGGTCCTGATCACCGGCATCACCCTGGCAGCCATCCTGGTCATCTTCGGCATCCTCGGATGCGTCTACAAGGTCACGGTGTCCAACAACGCCAGGGACCAGGCGATGGTGGCTGCCTGCTCCGCCTCCGGGGGGTCGTGGATCGTGGACGGCGACACCGGGGAGTGCTGGCAGAAGGCTCTGCTGTTCCGGGGGCCGTGATGGCCGCAGTTATGCCGACTCAGTACTTGCCCGGCAACTGGCACCAATCCCCCACGACGATCCTGGAGGACGTGGCTAAGAGCGCCAACGGGAAGAAGGTTCTCCTGGTGCTCGACACCAGCGGAGCCGCACGCCTGGCGGGGGTCATAAAGAAGATCCGCCACGACGGTTTGGAGATGGAGGTGTCCGCCCCCATCGCCGGTACGGAACAGAAGCGGAGGGTCTTCGTCATGGTCTCGGCCATAGCAACGATTGAGGTGGTGGAGTGATCGACGAGGAAGAACTGAGGGACAAGCACATCGAGTTCCTGCACCGCGAGGTCGAGCGGCTCCAGAGGTGCGAGCAGGAGATGCACCGGCTGGCCGAGGAGCGCGACCTGTACAAGGACAACGTGGCGAAGTTGACCGAGGACTGGATGCGCCTGCAGCGGGAGGTGATGCCGGTAGACCCAGGCTCTGCCAATGCCTACATCCTGAAGTTGGAGGAGCGCACCAAGGAGTTGGAGGCGGAGGCCATCGACCTGAAGAACACCGTCATCCAGCGCGATGCCGAGATCAAGAAGGTGGAGATCGAGTGCTACCGGCTGCTCCAAGCGAACTCCAAGTTGAAGCAAGATTTGGAGTACGCGGAGATGCTACTGAAGCAGTTCGAGGAGGCCGTCGCCAATCGCAGCGCCGGGAGCCTTGAGGCAGAGATGACCAAGTCCCTGAACCGCTGGAGCGTGGACAGTGACCTGAATGCCCCCGACTTCATCATCTCCAAGCACATGGTGGAGCACCTGTACGGCCTGAAGAGGTTCCTGGAGTCCCTACGGAAGCACATGGAGTCATGATGCCCAACCACGACGAAGGGATGGCCGCACGCGCCACCAACACGGTCGAGTACACCCGCCTGGATCTCGCCAGGTGGTACGTCGTCGACTACTTCAACTCCAAGGTCGAGAAGACCGATGGGTACGAGATCTCCTTCGACCAGACCTACGTCGTCTGGTTCGTCAAGGTGCTGCAGAACTGGAAGGCCCTGGTCAGCACCGAGGTCTCCGACGGCATGTACTACGAGATCACCCACAACGGGGACAAGGAAGAGACGTACCTCGACGCATACAAGAAGTTCGACAACGTCACGTTGTGAGCAGAGAACCCGCCCCCTGGTGGAGCAGGGGACGGGCCGTGTTGCTGTGTAAGTTACACCCGCCGCTGTGTAAGTTACACCCGCTTAGGTTTCATAGTTATACAAAGTTTTGAGGTCTACAGCGGATCCTTATATAGATCCATTAGACCTTTCATAACTACCTGGGCCGGTACACCCGAGCACGCAACGGACGGCCTTCCATCCTGGCGGCCACGGCTCGGTGGTGCCCCTCCAAGAGGTAGTGGTCCCCCTTGTACTGGAGGACGTCCGCAGGACTGCTGGAGTCGTTCTTCCGGTAGTCGTTCAGGGTGTCCTCGTCCAGGTGCTCCTGCGTCGTGGACAGGGCGACATCGGTGCCTATGTCCTCCGTGGTGCGGGAGTACCCGCGAGGTGTTCCCCCGAGAATGTTCGGCATGCCCGGAGGATGGTCCCCGTAGTGCTCGATGTTCACTGCGGCCAGAGCATCGGCCATCTGCGTCATGGACAGAACCCTGTTGGACACAAGTCCCAGACTAAAGCGATGGTCCCCCGGAGGGATGCCAAACCCTCGGGGGGACCGCGCTAGCCGTGATTTCGTTGGCGCGAAGGCACGGTGATGACTTGCTCAGTCATCCCCAGCCTAGTTCGTACTGATGGTTACGATGGCGTCGTCGGTGATCTTGCCGAGGCCCCAGATCGCGTACCAGGCAAGTGCATGCTCACGACCGAAGTCGATGATGCCGCCGTCGCGCAGTTCAACCGGGAGGCTGATTGCGTGGCCGAAGGCGTTGTCACCGATCATGATGGCGTCGTAGCGGGTGCCGGTGCCGGGGTGGTCCGCATCCGCCAACTGCTTGACCTGCGTGGTCTCGATGAAGACCGCGTCGTACAAGCGCCCGATCTCGCCGAGCATGAAGTTGCCGGGAGCGGCGTACTTCGTGACCTCGATGAACTCGGGGGTGTCGCGGAGGCGACGGCTCTGGTGGGGATGCACGAAGCAGACATAGGTCTCGCCGAGCCGGGGCACGTTCTTGCTGGCCAGGGTCTCGACTGCATCCTTCACCGCGTGGGTGGTGAGGTACTGCGTCCCGGCCAGTGCCGCAGCGTTCGCGGCGGGGATGCCGGGATCGTACGGGCTGATCGGCGTGATCGCGCCGGTCGGGGTGGCGTAGCCGAACAGTTGGCTGGTGCCGGTGTACAGCGTGTCGCGTGCCTGGGCATCGAGGTACAGGGCCATGTTGCGGCCCAGCAGCCGGGAGGCGCTGGCCATCACGTCATCGAACGAGGCGTTGAGCAGCAACTCGGAAACCGCCACGGCGTAGCCGTGCTCGGTCACCGTGATGCTGTACTGCTCGGCGGTGATCGCATTGGTCTGCATACGGACACCCTCAACAAGCGGGGTCTGATTTGCAGGAAGGTTGATATAGCGCATGAAGTTGATTTGCAATCCAGGCGCAACGCCGAGTTCAGTCTTCTTTACTGCAAACTGCTCGAAGCGAAGAATGGGCATTGCCTGAAACAAAATCTCCTTCGACCAAATCGTTTGAATGGCCGGGGCAAGACCCTGTCCGGAATCATATCCGGTAGGAGACGTTGAGAGGTTTGGCGTTCCGGTAAGGGCAGACGTGCTGCTACCGGTGGAGAACGGATATACGGCCATCGGGGTCGATGTCCTTTCAGATAGGCGGACTTAGCCGAACATGCCCCTATTCGATGGTCCGCCTGATCCTCCGCCGAGAAGGGATCTGCGATTCTTCGCATACTCCGACATCGACATACCCCGGATCTCGTCCGGGCTGTAGTTCCGTTGCGACCCTGAGTTCTCCCCAGATGCTGGCTGCGTGACCCGAGCCGTCGGCATCTGCTGCCTGTTAGTCTGCATGGCTTCTGCAGTTTGGGCAAGGATTTGATCGGTTCGTGCAGCCATATCCTCGGCTGAGGCGGTTATCTCCTCCGTGGTGCTGCCCTCGATGAGGTCGAGGAGTTGCGGTGCGACCCGGTTGGAGTACTGCTGCATCACCTGCTGGCGGAAGTCCATGAGTTCGGCGAACTGGGTCTCCCGCTCGCGGAGGGCCTTCTCGGACTCCATCTGCTGCTGGACCGCCTGCAACTGGGCCTGCCACTCCTGCTCCTTCTGTGCGAGCAGATCCTTGGCCGACATCTCTGATTCCTGACGCAACTTCGCCGCCGTCTCTTCCTGTTGCTGCTGCTCCTGGATCAGGCGCTGGGCAGACTCTTCTGCTTCTGCTCTGGTCTTGGCCTCGGCCTCCAGCCGGGTGACCGTCTCCTGCAGCGTCTCCAGACGCTTGTAGACCTTGGACTTCTCCTGCTCGCGGGCCTTCTCGATGTCGGCCTCGGTGTAGAAC